AAGGACAAAATAACACAGGACATACAATAACAAAGAAAATTGTTTATGATGAAGTGTTCCTTCCAATCCCTGTATATGTCTCTGTTACTTATTCAATTACAATAAGAACAGAGTATCAGCAACAGTTAAATAATTTGGTCTTACCTTTCATTACCTCGACAGGCCAAATTAATTCATTTGTATTCGAAAAGAATGGCTATCGTTATGAAGCCTTTATCCAACAAGATTATTCAATGGAAAGCAATGTTAACAACCTTGGAGAGGATGAAAGGTTCTTCTCAACAAAGATTGATGTCAAAGTCCTTGGGTATGTTCATGGCCTTGGCGCCAACGATCCCAAACCACAAGTTGTCACAAAAGAAAACATTGTTGAGGTCAAGTTGGTCGGAGAAAGAATAGTTAAAAAAATCCCCGACGGCAAGAATTATGTATGATAGGGTTATTGACTATTTAAATAACTATTTAATACGAATAACATTAAATTATAGGAGATACTTTAATGGCTACAAAATTTGATTTTTTGTCTCCCGGTGTAAATATCAGAGAGATCGACCGTTCAATCCTTCCGGCTCAAGCACAAGAGCCCGGACCAATCTTGATTGGACGCGCTAGAAGAGGCCCTGCCCTTAAGCCTGTTTTGATTAATACATACGAAGACTTTGTTACAATTTTCGGTGAGCCCGTTCTTGGGACCGCTGGATCTAATTCTGATATCTGGAGAGACGGAAATACAATTGGGCCACAATACGCTGGTATTGCTGCTCAAGCTCACTTAGCTTCACAAACATCTCCTGTCACATTTGTTCGCCTTTTGGGTGATGAACATGATAGCGCAACCAGCGGTTATGCTGGTTGGTCTTATGATGGTCTCACAAGTGCTGCTTCTACCAACAAAACAGCATACGGTCTTTTTGTTGTTGACTCTGGTTCTGTTGATGCTAACCCAACCGGTACTCTTGCTGCTGTTTTTTATGCGACCTCTGGCGCTTTAACTCTTTCTGGTACTGCTGTTGGTGGGGCCGCTGTATCTGAAGCTGGTACGCTTATCGAGTCTTCAATTGATAGCTATGGCTTCCAATTGGATGTTCGAGGAACAGATGGTGATGTTGATGAATCAATTAGATTTAATCTTAACAGAGACGATCAAACATATTATGCTCGTTCTGTTTTTAATACCAACCCAATGTTAACAAATACTGACATTATTTCATCAGGTAACAGAAAAACTTACTGGCTTGGTGAAACATATGAAAGATTTGTTGCTGACACTTTGGCCTCTTCTTCTGCTGGAAGAGTTTACGGTATTCTCCTTCCTTTGGAGAATGGAGACACTGATCTTAACTGGGCAAATCGTCAAAAGAAAATGACCGCCGCACAATCTGGTTGGGTTATTGCTGCCGATACAGGCCCTGCTGCATCATTTAGTGCTGCTAGTGCTCAAAAGCTTTTCAGAATGATTGCGCTTCATGAGGGTACCGAACTTCAAAAGGGAGTTATGGTAGCGATCGAGAACATCACTGCTCCTAATGACGTTACCGTAAATGCTTATGCAACATTTGATGTTGTCACAACTGACGCTAACGGTAATGCTCTCGAGACAATGGCTGGTGTTGATTTGAATCCAGAATCTGACAATTACATTGTCAAAAGATTTGGTGATACAACATTTGAATGGCGAGAAGACGAAAGAAGATATAGAGTAAAAGGTGACGAACCTAATGTTTCAAATTATTTCCGAGTTGAAGTATCGGAATACGTTTCAAATGCTCAAGCGCAAGGCGCTGTTCCATTTGGTTTCCTCGGCCCTGTTCGTCCAAAAGGATTTACATTAAATTCTGGATCAGCTAATACTACTGCTTTTGGTGATACCTCTACTGACTTTACTGGTTCTTTTGTTAAGGGTAATGCCGCAATGCCTAACAATGGTGGTGACGTATCTAATTTCGCTTCCCTTCCAACTGACTATACTGCTTCATTCCGCTTCCCTGCTCTTGCTCTTCGAGGTGCCGGTTCTGAAGGAAGTCCTGTTAGCGAGTACGATGTGTACTACGGAATCCGTCCAAAGACAGGCGCAAATGAAACTAGAAATGATGTAGGATACATTGATTACCTTAGAGGATTGCCCGAATCTCTTGATAATTATGCACCTGCATCTGACTACGAATACTCTTTTGTTTTCACAATGGATGACCTTGTTGTAAATCCGACCACCCGTGTTGTAACTTATACATCTGGGTCTCGTGCTGCTGGTACATCGTACACAGCAAAATCTGGCTCTTCTGCTCTTCTTGGAGATGATACCGGAGTTACCGATGGTGTAGAAATCAAGCAATTTATTATGCCAATTTGGGGTGGATTTGATGGTCTCGATGTAACCGAGAAAGAACCATTTAAGAATGCTAATGGTCTTGCTGCTGCAAGCCAAACAGATCTTAACAATGCAATGCTTTACTCTGTTAATCTTGCAATTGACTCAATTAAAGATAATGAGCAAGTTATCGCAAATACACTTTCAATTCCCGGTGTAACTGCAACAAGAGTGACTGATAAGATTATCGCAACTTGTGAGGCTAGAAAAGACCTTCTTGGCGTTATCGATCTTGAAGAAGCATTTGTTCCAACTACAGAAGGTAGTTCCGAAACTTACTACTCTGTATCTAGCACAATTAACAAACTTAAGCTTAGAAAACTAAACTCAAGTTATGCATGTGCATTCCATCCATGGGTTCAGGTTCAAACCAATACAGGAACTGCTTCTGGTAAGCTTTATGTTCCACCTTCTGTTGCTGCTGTTGGCGCCTTCGCTAAGTCGACATCACAATCAGAACTTTGGTTCGCTCCTGCTGGATTTACCCGTGGCGGCTTGAGTCCTCTCGGCGGCGTTGGTGGACCTCGCGTTGTTAATGTTCGTGAAGCTCTCTCATCGAAAGATCGAGACAATCTTTACAAGTATAACATTAACCCAATCGCTTCATTCCCCGGTGAAGGTATTGTTATCTTCGGTCAGAAGACTCTTCAAGCGTTCCCATCTGCTCTTGACAGAATTAACGTTAGAAGACTTCTCATCTATCTTAAGCATGAGCTTTCAAACATTTCAAGAAGACTTCTTTTCGAACCAAACGTTCAAACAACATGGAATCGATTCAAGTCTCAAGCAGATGGCGTTCTCTCAAACGTTCAAGCAAACCTCGGTGTAACCGAATACAAGATTGTTCTTGACGAGAGCACAACCACTGCTGACCTTATTGACAGAAACATCTTGTACGCAAAGATTTACATCAAGCCTACGAGAGCAATTGAATACATCGTTGTTGATCTAATCGTTACCAACACCGGTGCAGAATTTGTGTAACGTGATAATTATTAATAATAGGAGATTAATTCAATGACATTCTGGTCTGCCCAATATAACCCCGGTTCCGAGCCAAAAAGAAATTATAGATTTCAAATCACATTTGAAGGTCTTACCGGACAAAATGGTCCAATCGTTTGGTTCGCAAAGAAGGTTGGTAAGCCTAAGTTTACTGTTACCGAAGCAAAGCATTCTTTCATGGATCACCACTTTTACTTCCCCGGTCGTGTTGAGTGGGACAAGATCTCTATGACTCTTGTTGATCCTGCTTCTCCTAACGCAACCGCCAACATCCTTCAATTGATTGTTGATTCAGGATATAAAATCCCAGCATCTGCAAATTCTCAATTCTCTTCAATGTCAAAAGGAAAAGCTCAATCAGCGTTCATTTCAAACATCTTGATTCAGCAGATCGATGCTGATGGAAAGATTATCGAGCAGTGGACATTGCACAATCCTTTCATTACCAATGTCGGTCTTCCTGAGTTGGCTTATGATAATGATGATCTTGGCGAGATTGAATTGGAACTTCGTTTCGATTACGCTGTATGTGATGTTTCTGGTGGTGTAGCATCAAACGATAACAGCACCGAGTTCTTTGGACCTGCATAGAGCTTAACATGTCATGGTGGACCTCCCCTCACGTATACCCTAAAAGAAAAAACAAATTCATTGTTGAGTTTGGGGGAGGCAACAAATTATTTAATGTCAAAACTTGCACTCTTCCAGCGGTCGAGGTTGCAACAAAAGAATACACTTTAATAAATCATAAGTTTAATTATCCCGGCATCCCAACATGGCAACCAGTTAAAATGACATTTGTTGATGTAGCATATACTACTTTAACTAAACCATTCAATGATACGTCGGAGATGCTATTTAACATCTTAAATAACTCAGGCTACTATTATCCGGACATCCCAAATGAAGGATATAGAAAGTCTGATTCCGGCCACACACTAGGCTACAATCCAGATCCGCAAAAAAACCCAAGACAATTTAGCTCTCCGCTATCAACAACCGAAAAAGCTTCGACAATTGAGAATAGTTTTGGATCTGGCTTAGTGGGTGCAACCACAAATGCAACAGATTCGGATTCTTCCTTAAATAGATCTATAACCATTCACCTTTTAGATGATGATGGAGTGCTTTTAAATAATTGGAGATTAGTTAATCCAATAATTACAAACATTTCATGGGGAGAATTAGATTATTCAAGTGATGAATTATTAGAGTGTTCTATAGACATTAAGTACGACTGGGCTGAATACATCCCATGGGAAAATTTATAATATTACTCACACAGAGAGGTGAAATTTGAGTAGAAATAATGAAGAAAGGTTTGGACCACGAGGCGACGGTGGTTCTGAATCTCCAGCAGCATCATCGCTGCCAAATCCAATGGATTTCGTCGCTCCAACAGAACATGTTGAGCTACCATCGCAAGGACAAGGATATCCAGAAGGCCATCCTCTTTGCGGAGAAGAGACAATTGAAATTCGCTTTATGACAGCAAAGGATGAGGACATTCTAACCTCACGCTCTTTGCTCAAGAAAGGTCTTGCAATTGAACGTCTTCTATCGTCTCTTATCTATGATCAAAGAATTGACGCAAAGTCTCTCTTGGTCGGAGATAGAAATGCAATTATTATTGCGGCAAGAAGATCAGCATATGGCAACATTTATAGCACCAAGGCAACGTGCCCAAACTGCACGACCGTAACGCCACATGATTTTGATCTAAATAAAGCTGTTGTTACAAACATCGAAGATCTTGAAGATATTGGAATCACTAAGACAGACAGAGGCACCTTTGTTTGTTGGCTTCCAAAAACAGAGTTTAAGGTCGAGATTAGACTTCTTAAAGGCCAAGATGAAGTTGAGATGGTTGCCAAAGCTCAAAAGCAAAATAAAAAGAATTCTCCAGAACGAAATGTATCAGATCAACTTAAAAGGTTCATCGTGTCCGTAAATGACTTCGATACACCCAAAGTTATCAATCATGTCGTTGAAAATTTGACTGCCGTGGACTCAAAGTACCTACGGGGTGTTTACAGACAATGTTCTCCAAACATTCAAATAATCGATGATTTTTCGTGTCCTGCATGTGGTTATGAACAGGAACTGGAGGTGCCTTTCGGGGCGGACTTTTTTTGGCCTGAGTGATGAATACATGGAGAATGTTTACGAACAATTCTTCATTTTAAAACATTATGGTGCATGGTCTTTGATCGAGCTTTACAATCTTCCTGTTGGTCTTCGAGAATGGTGGCTTAACCGAACCGTTCAAGAATACGAAAAGGAAAAAGAGGCAAATGAAAAGGCGATGAGAAAAGCAAGATGAACAATGCTCCCATGGAGCATTTTTCTTTATGATCTAATTATTGTATGAGGAATTCGTTATGATTGTTATTGATTTAACCAAAAAGAATCAGCTAAATGAAAGTTGGTTGAGAATGATTGGCTCGTGGTCAAAGACTTTGTTGCAACAAATGTTTGGCAAGGACTTCAACCTTAATATGTCTTTGAAAGAAGAAGAGGCTGACAATAAGCTTAAGTTTATTATCCGAGGAGAAGCCGAGGACATTAAAGCTTATGCTGACGCTTTGTTCATGGAGAAGCAATATCTTGAGGCTTATTCTCAATTTGGCAAAGATCACCCAATGACAAACAAACAACGAGGTTTGCTGCAAACGGCCGTTCAAAAGTTCGAGGACAAAACTGGAATTCGCTGGCCCTTTGTCGACGAGGGTTAATAAGTGGCTGAGTTAGAAAATCTTGAAGAAGAGGTCAAACTCGAGAAAGAAAGGCTTGAGGTTATCAGAGAAAGATTAAAGCTTGAGCAGGAGCTTGCAAATTCTCAAAGAAATAGCACTGGTGCGTATATCGCTGCACTTAAAGAACAACAAGCCATTGCAAATGAAATCGCAAGCGTTTTTGAAAAAACTGATTTTTCATTACAAGATCTTAATAAAGCAATGGAAGGCTTGAATCAGGCTTCTCAAGATGAATTAAACAAAGTTTATCAAAAGTATGAAGCTCAAATTGCTGCTCTTGATATTGAAACTCAAGCGGCACAAATTCAAGAATTAATGAAAGAACGAGCAGAAGAAATGCTCAAAACTGCTGAGTCCCAAGGCAAAAAAGGTGAGTTTATTGAAAAGACTCAGAAAAAGGTAAATACTGCTGTCGAAGGAATGGGGGCAAAACTTGGTATTGCTGCTTCTTTTCAAGATACAAACATTGGCAAGTTTTCTGAAATGATGGGCGAAGCTTTAGCAACAGGTAATGCGGCCGGAATGATCGGAAAATCCTTGGCAACTGTTTTCGATCCAGCAAACCTTGCCGTCGCTTTCCTTGAAAAAGTTACAGAATCAATGATCAAAGTATTTGTTGCAACAGAGCAAGCAAATGCTTCCTTTAGAAGATCAACAGGATTTACCGGAGACTTTAGGGGCCAGATGATGGCCGTTGCAAATGAGACAATCCTTGCCGGTGTTGGAGTTGCAGAAGTCGGAAAAGCATATGGTGCCCTTGCCCAGAATTTCTCAGCATTTAATCCACAAGCCGAGGAAGCAAATAAAGCAATGGTAAAAAATGTTGCTCTCCTTGAGCAACTTGGCGTGTCTGCAACAGAATCTACAAAAGCCATGGACTTTATGCAAAGATCAATGGGTCTCTCTGGTGACGCCGCGACAGATATGACAATACGTATTTCTATGGCAGCAAATGAAATTGGAATTTCATCTTCAAAGATGATGTCCGACTTTGGCGCGGTTTCAGGCTACCTTGTGACCGAAGGTGATAGAATGGAGCAAGTCTTCATTGACCTCGCAGCACAAGCCAAAGCAACAGGAATGGAAATTTCGTCATTAGTGAATCTTGGAAAACAATTTGATTCGTTCAGCAAAGCAGCAGAAATCACCGGACAATTAAACGCTGTTCTTGGAACAAACTTAAGCACTCTGACGATGATCAATGCATCAACCGAGGATAGACTTAATCTTTTAAGAAACGAAATCAATACAGCCGTTGGTGGTTTTGATGGTCTTGACAAGTACACACAAATGTATGTTGCACAATCTCTTGGATTGAAAGATGTTGGAGAAGCACAAAGACTTCTTAACATGTCCCAAGCAGAGTACGCAAAATATAACAAAGACATGCAAGCAAGAGCAGCAACAGAAAAAGAATTAGCGGATCTTGCACAAGAAATGGTCCCTGCCACACAGCAGCTTCAAATTTCAATAACAAAACTTGGACTGGCATTTGCGCCAGTTATTACAATTTTTACTGGTTTTATTGATGTTATATCTGATTTAATGCTAGCTTTCAAAGATCTAGGTGGAGTTGGCGATGCTATTTTGATACTTTTTGGGTTCGGTTCATTGATTATGGCTGCATTGGCCGCTAAGATGGCCATTACAAGTGCTCAGGCAGCTATACAGGCATCCGCTTTCCTTTCCGCAGCCTTTTCAACTGAAATTTTAAATAGTGCGACTGCCAAATACATGCTCACACTTGGAGGAGTGATGTTAGCGTTGGCTGGCCTTATGGTTCTATATTCTGTTTATACTAAATATGGTGGAGAGGTTGCTACAATAACT